CTCCACCAGTGGCTACTAATGTTCCACCTGGAGTGACTCCGTCACCTATTCTGAGTTGTCCAGATACTGTGTCATGAGCAAGATATGTGTCTTCGATCACATGAGTTGCGATGTCTACGTTTTTAAAGGATCCTTTGATTTTTCTAAAGGCCATGTTGATTACCTACGTTAATTCTTGGAGTAGTGCCTTGAACTTGTCTAGTTCTTGATCTTCATCATACACACCATATGCGGCAGCACCAGCTTCTTTGGGTTTGTTTTCTTCTGCACCCACTGTTTCATCATCGTCAGTGAGTTCATCGATCACAGGCGAATCTTTGCCTTGTTCTGCTTTGGCTAGTTCAACTTCTTGTTGCAGTGGAGACACCATTACTTTTTCTGCTTCTGTTTCATCTCCTGGTGATTTGTCTTTGTCAGCCACAGAAACTTTGGGGTCACCTCCATCTTGTGGTATGGTGATGTTGATTGGGATTTCAACTTTGATGTCACGTTCTGTAATAAAGTCAGTTGCTCGCATGATATGTTAGTATTTATGGCAGAGACTGTGACGCATACCAAGGACGATAGGGGATATAAAAACTAGTGTCCGGAACTTAAATCTGCTGACACATCCATGAAGTTGATGAGATACCAGTTGGTGCCATCATACACCCAATTAGTAACATCTCCAGATGCTGTTGTGATATCAGAAGAACCACCTTTGAGTGTGGTGCCAGTGACGTCATACACCACTGCGGCAGTTGATATCACTGTGATGATCTGGCCAACTACGCCATCATCAAATGTTGTGAGTGTTTGGCCAGATGCATGTGTTTTCCACAAATTGCCGCCCAACACAGATGGTGTGGTGTCTGATGAGGAAAAAGTGCCAAATGTTCCGGCGGTGTTTGCGCCAAAGGCGTCTTGTATTTCAATCTTTTGTGAGTCTCTAATTATCTTTGCCATGTGTGATATTTATCGGTCATAAAAAAAGGGGGACATAAAATCCCCCTTTGATCTGTATATTACTTGAATGATACGTTTGAAATGCTAATTCTAGCAAGGTAGTCAGCCGCGTTACCAAGTGATGATGCTGTGTTTGATAACTCAACATAACCATATCTTGTTAAGAAGCTTACTACTGGTTCAAATGTGCTAGGATCTAACACAACGCCTGATGACATTAACGGAATGTATGGGCAGTAGAATGCTGGTGCATCTGCTTCTGATGAACCTTTGTAACCTACTAATACATCTGTTCCTGTTCCTGCGTAACCATCAACATACACTCTCATTGAGTTGTTTAAAGTACCTACAAACTTTGTGTTTGTTGGTGCTTCAAATACACCCTCAGTTGATCTTGCGAACGCTGAAGTTGTTGCTGATTGTAAGATTGTTAAACCTTCAGATGAAACAACTGCGTAGTTACCTGCGCCACGTCTTGTTCGCTGTGCGATCAAGTTGGCTTGCTGGTTGAAAAGCACTGCTAATGCGGCGTGCTCGTCACCTACGAATGTTGCTGTACCTGATACAGCAGACTGATCAAATGCAGCTGCAGCTGAACCAGCTAGTGCTCTTAGAGATGTTAAGATCTCTTGATCGATCTCAGCAGTAATCTCTTGTGCCAATGCGGCCATGATTTCTGCTTCGATGTCGATGCCTTGCTGTGCTTGTGCATCTTGAGCCGCTTCAAAAGTCCATCTTGCTGATAGCTTTCTTGATTTGGCTTCTACCACCTGCTTTAAGATCTGCACGTTTAATTTCTTACCTGCAGTACCTTCAAGTGTTGCTGTTGCAGAACCTTTTGCTGGATCTGCATCGTTACCTGAGTAACTTGATGCAATCTTGAATGGTGATAATGCTTCGTCACCAGCTGCGATGTTTGTAGCACCACCTGTTGTTGTGTCAGCATATCTTACTCTTAGTGTATGGATTTGTCCTACTGGACCTGTCATTGGTTGTACACCAACTAATTCGTTGGCTATGACAGTTGGCATGACCCTTCTGATCACAGGCAAAATCACTCTGTTCAGAGTTGCTACGTTACCAGCTGAAGTTGCTCCAGCGGTTGCTTGCTCTGACAGGTATTTGCGTGTGTTTTCAAGGACCACATCTAATGATTTGGCTTTAGTACCTTCAACACCTTCCATAAGTGCTGATTTAGTTTCTTGCCATTTACTTTCTAGCAATTGCGATGTCATTTTTTTCTCCTATTTAATACCTGCTAATTTGCGGATGTTTATTACATCTTCGTCGTTTATGATTGCCTGTGATGTTGCCTTGGGTTTGTCGCCTGTTGTTTCTGTTTTTGATTCTGATATAATTGTTGACTTTCTTGCATCTTTCATCACATGTGGAAGATACTTGTTGAAAGCTGTTTTTAAATTGTCTGTCTGCACTGTTTCTAACAGATTGGACATAACTTCTTTTTTGTCGCCTGACAGAGGCTGTAACATTTCGTTGAGGATTCTGTCTCTACGATGTCTTGATTCGATTTTGTCTTTTTCGATTCTTGTTGACTCATAAAGCTTTGATTTCTCGCTGATTTGTACCTGGGCTTCTGCGAGTTGCTTCTGCATTTTACGAACTTCTGAAGTCTCGTTAAGGTATGAAGTTAGATACTCAGAAGCATATGCTTCAAATATCTTTCTACCAAAATTGTTTTCACGAGCAGTTTTGATGTCCTCTTTGAATTGAGTCATCTCTTTTGTGATGTTCTCACTGACCACTGATTCTACAATTTTGCTTGCCTTCTTGATGAATGCACTTCTAATTTCAGCAAATTTTTCTTTTGCTTCTTTTACAAGTTTCACACGAGTTTCAACCACTGATCTCTTGTCTGATTCGAACTCATTAAGTTCTTTTGCAAGAGATGAAGTTACAAATGACTCAAGTGTTGCCACTTGTTCTGCCATCTGCTTTCTATCCTGTTGTAACTCGGCCATCTCGCTGGCAAGTTGTTTGGTGATGAACTTCTGAAGTGTTTCCATGTGTGGTTTAACACCTTTTTTGTACATCACTCTTTGAGCCGCTAGTTGTTTTCTGTCTTCTACGAATTCAGCAATCTCTTTTTTGAGAGATTCATTAACTAGGCGGTCCATTGCTTCTACCATTACTGACTTGTCATGTTCATAACGCTTGGCAAACTCTTCCCTGATTTCTGTCTTTGCTTCTTCTTTGACTTCCGATAACTTAGAATCCCATGCTTCTTGTATTTCTGCACGAGTGTCTTCTGTTACCAGGTCTTTGTCAAGGAGTTGTTTGATAATGTCTAGCATGTTTAGTCTCCTTTAGCCTATTTTCAGATCCTTAATTAATCGGATCACTCCATCTTTTAGATGTCGTTGTGCTCTTGCATCTTCTTTTACTGCTTTTGCCACTTCCAAAACTTTATGTCCATGCTTCATGTTAAGAAGACTTTCATAAATTGGAGTTGGATAAGCATTTGGAGCTGATGGTTGAGCCACTACATCTACGGTAATAATGTCAAAATCTGACACATTACCTGTTCCTTCGTCTACGTTGCCTGATCCCCTTGATGATACGCCTAGTTTTACGCCTGATTGTAGCATTGTTTCTACAAGTTTACCCATTGGAGTAGGTAAAATTTTTAATTTTCCATATCCGTTGTTGCCTTCCATATACATGTTTGTTAACATGTGTGATACTCTATCCAAATTAATTTTGAGATCTTCTGGATGATCAACTTCTCCGAGAACTGATTGGCCCCCGGAGATAGTGTCGGATATTTTTTGCACTGCTTTGTTGATTTCGAAAGTAGGATACACTCTCTGGTTTGCGTTCTTTACATTACCTTGAATACAAATACCTTTCATGTACAGATCCTTACCTTCGTTGGAAGACTCAACAACAACCTTTGCTTGATCAAATGTTAAGTGTTCTGATAGTACTTGCATATCCTATTTCCTTATTTAGAAGCCACAGGAGACTTACCGTCTACTGAACCTTCTTTTTCCATTGCCTTAGGAGCCATATCTAACTTTTGTGATTTTGAACCACCTGCGTTTTTATATGTCTTGCCCATAGGCTTTGCAGTATCGCCTGCTAATGCTTTGCCTACGCCGCCTTTTTCTTCTGCGCCGCCACCCATTGAGTGTGCTCTAGCATCGTTCATTGGCTTGTTTTTGCCGGCTACAGGTGATTTCTTTTGATCTGCACCTGCTTCTTTGCCCATTTTTTCTGCACCGTGGCCTGTTTTGACCATTTCTGCATATTCTTTGACAATTGAATCAGCGTCTTTTGACTCTGCAAAAGGAGCTTCAACAGATTCTTCTGGTTTGTCATCCATCATTTTTGCAAACTCTGCTTTTAAAGCATC